AACGTCAAAATCCAAGCGGTATTCGGTGTCGCGAAGCGTTTCAATGCCGACGGTGGCAACAATCGGCGCATTGATGGCGCGCGGGAAATTCGGCTCAACGCGGCGCACGCTGGCCAGTGAAACATTGCCCAGATTGGGGTCGCTGACGTCCGTTGAGTTGCTTGGGATGGTGACGTTGTAGATGTGAATGACATCTACAGGCATCGTGTCGCCGATTTCGGTCACTGCCAGGCGCATGGTTTGGCTGGCTTCGTGCAGATACAGGTAGGCGCGAACAACGGCGGATGAGCCTGTTGTATTGGGAGGAACAGACGCTGCGTTCGCTTGAAGTGGCGCGCTAAACTTCCGGCCGCCCATAAAGACAACGCCACCTGAAAAGTTGAGGTTGCGCGCCGCGTTATTGGAACGATCAACGGTGCAGCCAGACACCACGCCGCGGTTGATCAGGGTTATCTGGCCTTCCTGTTGCAGTTGACCTTTCAGCGCTAAAACACTGCGGTTCGCAACGCCCGCCTGATCCAGCGCAAAGGCCAGTGTTGATGCCAGCTGATCCTGGAATTCGGGCGCCACCTGATCCAGCTTGGCGCCAAACCCTTCCAGCAGCGAGGCAAGCGAAGAGCTTTCACCGCGCGCCTGATCCAGCTCGCCTTCAATACCTGACGCACGCTGATCAATGTCGTTAAAGTTTTCATCAATTTCATCGTAACGAGTGTTCCACAGGGCGGGAACAGCGTCCGGTTCGTTGTTGGGGAGGGGGGTAATGTTGGGATTTGGCAGGGCCATATCAGTACCTCAGCTTAATTGAAATTTCGTAGCGCTCATCGCTCTCTTTAACCTTCGGCGAAAAGTTCTTTATGCCGATAAGATTGCCTTGCTCATCAACAAGCGCCGATTCTGAGATATGCACCCCAATAAGCTCATCGCGCTCTAGCATGCCGCCTCCGGTCACCGACAAATCGTCTTCTTGAACAGTGGACATCAGCGGCTTTCGCAAGACTTCGTGATTCAGGGCGATTTGAGTGTCGCTTGGCTGAACGGATTTCAGAGTGGCCGGGTCGTGGCCGCCGTCTCCGAAAGCCATGTATGCAATTTTTGGCACCGGTGGGCCGCCCGCCATTTGTTTGGCAAGGCGCTTGCGGTGGGAAAGCAGTGTGACGGCCTCGGCCATGGCTGCACCTCTAAGCGTGAGTGATCGTTATCGAAAACTCCGGCCCGGAGGGCGTTCCCAGCGACCAGTTACCGTTCAGGGAACGGCTATAAACAACGTCGAGGTCAAGGATGCCCAGGCCAGAATACTCATTAGAGGCCAGTCTGAAGGATCCTAAAGGCCTGGCCGTTCGCATTTTCCGGTTTCGCAGCCGGCTAAGGCCGTCCAGTTTCATTTGTCCAAATCGTGAATAGGCAGATACAGGCCAGCGACCATCGAGGCGGCGAGTGCGGTAACCTATTTTGGGGACAGAGTGGGTTGAGAGGCATACGGGCGCGCGGGTGCTTACGCCCGCCTCCAGGCTCACGTCCATCTGGCACTCGGTAATGATTCGATCTTGAATCATCGGCAACGGGAACGGCTGCCTAAAGATGGGCGACCCAAGGCCCTGCCCACTCAGTCGCCAGCCGGATGCCAGCGGCCAGGGGCGCGCCAGTTTCTTTGGGGTCCCCGGGTAACGCATTTCAATAAATTCGCGGAATGTGGCGCCATTTACGGAAACGGGATGGCTTATTTCAGTGTCTTTTTGCATCACGGCGAACGATTCGCCCGCCGTATCACGCGATCCTAGCGCCCAAAAACCGCTCAGTGTTCGGCGTGCGCTCAGCTTGAGCACCGGCCCTGCAGCGGCCTGGCTTTCTTTAAGTGAGCGCAAAAAATAGTCGGTTGCAGGCGACTTACGGCCAAGTCGAAACTCGCCCAGCCTTGAGCCTGTTCGCATGGCGCCGACTGCTCTTTCACCATTCAGGCGCCACCGGTTAAGCGGGGTGTAAGCGCCAAGCTTGACCGGATTGGCCGGCAGCGCGATTTCATGCTGCTCTTTAAAGGTAATGGTCGGCTCATAATCAAGCGCCTGGGTTCCGCTGCGTTTAACCAATCCCGCCTGCGATAGGGTCAGCATTTGCGGGCGACTCAGTGCCCATGTGCGGTTCAGTCGCAGCCAAGGCGTGCCAAGTTTTGATGCCGTGAAGGTATCGGCGGAGGCGATTGACTGCATATCGGTCTGTGACGTTATCCGGCACGGCTTCAACCGCCAATTGCTTAGCCCGCCTCGAATTTCGCCCAGCCTGAAACTGCCCAGCGGCTCAGTGAGCGTGACAATCTTCCCGTCACGACCAAGGCTCCACGTGGCATCCGTTTGCTCAGTGATCACGCGCCCGCACCAGGGGTAGCGCAAGCGTGAGCGCTTTTCCATGTCTAGCAGTGCGCCCATGCGGACCTCAACGCCAAGCACGTATCGCAGCCAGAAACGGAACATTGGTACAAGGCGTGCCGGGATAACCGCGCGAATAACCTCTAACAGGCCGCTCGTAACCGGCCTGTTGCCAGTGACCAGCGAGTTACTGCCTTCAGCGATGGACTCCAGGCCAAGCAGGATCTCAATCCGCGACGTTAAAAACAGGGTGCTTTCATCGGGCGTGTAATCAGGAAGCTCCGCAACGGTGTCGGCCAAAGGCTGGCCAAGCTTCCAGGCGGCGTCTAGGCTAAGGCTTTGCTCGCCCAAAAAATGAAACCAATACGGGTCCCTAGGCTCATTTTTAATAAACGAGGTGCCGTAGGGCTCGCCCTTGCGGTGCCACATCTGGCGAACTTCGGCCTGCCCGGCGAACAGGAGCTGCAGGTAGGTGCGCACAAAGTGTATGCCGCGCTTTTGCACGTCACCGGACTTCCAGGCCCGATACAGATAGCGTGTGGCTTCTTCTTCCCGATTGCCCGGCAGCAAAACCAAGCCGTCATGGTTGACCATGCGCTGCACCAGATCAAAGGACCCCAGGTGCGCAGCGCCCATTACATTGACATCGAACGACTCCTGCCCAAGCGTCGCAAACAGGTCAAGAAATACCTGTTTAAGCTCATTTTCAACGTCTCCGGCCGCGTGACTGTTGCGGAGGGGCTCGCCTGACGGTGCTTTAGACGCCTTAAAATCAAACGGGTTTGCGGCTAATTTCACAAGCCGGCGCCCCAGTAAGGCGTTACAACGTTGCCCACCGTTACGCCAATTTTCAGGGAGTCGCTAGAAACATAGCGCCAAAGCTCTGGCCTGGGATCGCTTAGTGCAGCGTCGTCTATGAAAACGCGAAGATCCGCTCTACCGACTTTAAGTGCCGGCACTTTTTCATGCAGAAGCTGGTAAATTTGCTGGTATAAGGGTGAGGATTGACCGCGGCGCGATTGCGCAGATGCCTCGCCAAATTTCTCAAGTATGGCGGATTTAATCTGGCTAGCCACAACCTCTTCATCGTAAGACGAGGCAACGCTAACCGTCACCTGCACGCCAATTTCCCGCCGAATAGCGGAATAGAATCGAATTCGGTAGCTGTCGTCAGCCTCTTTTATCTTTGTTTTTATTTGCTTTTGGGTGACGCTCAGGTCAGTTATCTCGACGGGCTCAACGACACCTCCGCTGACCGATTCTGTCAAAACGGACTCGCTGCCTGTTTCTGATAGGCAGGCAATAAAAAGAGCATTGATGTTGTCCAGGTCCATGCCGCGAACCGACTCCTCAATCTGCTCATTCCAGACAGAAAGAAACTGCAGTGCGGGGAAGTGGCGCCGCACCAAAAAGTCGAACTCCCCAAGAAAAACGGCGTTGTGATTGTAGACAGACGGATACCGTGCCAGCTCTCGCAAAGCCTGCAGCGTTGGCGGGTTTTGACCGCCTGACAGCGCAGAAGTAAGGCGCATTTCTACCTGCGACTCAGCGGGCGCCTTCAGTGCACCAAAAGTAAACTGCTCACCCACGGTAAAATCAGCCGCGCCCATTGAGTAGTATCCGGTCAGCGTAATCTCTGCGCCGTCCACTGGCTGAGTACCAACAACGCCATCCTGGCCAAACCTTACGTATACGCGCCGTCGCTCATCCACTTCTATGTGATAAACCCGCTCACCCGCCGCTGTATTTACGTATCTTTCGCGATATTCATAGACGCCACGGCTATCGGCGACTGACAGGCCGCACAAACTTGAATCATCGTCAGCCAGCGCCACGGGGATTTCGTAAAAAGGCCGCGATCCCGCCACTGTGTGCGATTTCTTTTTTTCATAAAGCTGTACAGCGGTAAAGGTCGCTGTTTCGCCGGGCTGGATAACAGCGGAGTTCTCCGCGCGATAGAGCCTGCCCTGTGAGTCCATGAGCTCCCTGCCCTGGTTTATCTCTATGACACCAGGGCTTAGGTTTGAAAGCTCAACCTCGATATTGGCCGGCACTGACTTGGGAATAAGCCCGCGCATAGCCGCATCAGCCATGACGGTGCTATCACGCGATTTCTCAAACGGCTCTGCCTGAGCCACTTCCAGCTGCATGGAATACATTTCCAGCATCGTGGCCATGGCTTCGATCTGCTGCATAACACGAGGGTCGCCCGCCTTCACCAAAGCGGCAACGGCGGGGTATTTGGCAACGCTGGTATCAATGGCTTTCTGTACAAATTCTTCGCGGGTATACATCAGGCGCTCTCACTCAGGTTGAAGCGACGGCCGGCAACCTCAAGCACAATGCGGTAGCTGTCCACACCGTCCGGCGTGCCGTAGAGGTTAATGGCATCGGGCGGCAGGGATGTAAGAATCAAAAGGTCGGCTTTCAATTTTCGGATCAGTGCGTTTGCCTCCCGGTCAGACTGAGGCTTTTGCAGTAGGGCTCTGATATCTTGCCCGTATCCGCTGCCCAGATAGCCGCACACCGGCGTTTTCAGCCAGTGCTCCACCATTGCTTCAAGTTCGGGTCCAGTAATTTTGATCATGGCCATATGCTATCCAACCGCAGCCGCTTGTCTTTGGCACTTTTTCCGTTAACCCATGCCGCTGTAGGCGCCCGTAACGATGTGCGCAATACGCCCATCCGATATGTTTCTGGAAACGTCTCGCTGCTCACGCTCACGACCCCCACCTGACGCTTTTTTGTCGCCCATTGGGGTTGATACCGACGGTTGTTCGGCCACAGTTACCGAGGTTGTCGATGGGATTTTCAGCGCTTTTGGTGATGCACTTGCAGAGACTGGCCTGCTGGGAGCGCCAAAGCTTCCGCCCGACCGGGCGAAACTTATGTCGTTGACATTTGAGCTGTAGGAAGAAAAGTACTCTTCAGGCCCCTCGCCTTCCGCTTCATAAGGAACCGGGCCAGCCTTTGGCCCTGTTGTCGCTTTTTGCGCGATTGTTGGTGCTGGCGTTGCTTCTGAAGTCGCCGCGGTCTGCTGCTGCGGTGTTGCGCTGAGGTCACCGCTCTGGGCTTCCGGCAAGTATCCCTTCGTTAGCGCAATGCGATCTTCTAGCCCGTTGGTGCCGCCATTACCGGAGTCGGCCATGGCTTGACGGAGTGCTTGCTTGCCCTCCGCGTGATCTGAGCTTTTTCGAACGGCGTCAACGCCAGCCTTGACACCGGTCGCTTCGTAAGCCGTAGACGCAGCTTTCTTTAAACTGTTAACCAGCCAGCTACCAGCGTCTGCAAGCTTACCCTTGGCTCCTGTGATCACTTCACCGGCTTTGTCTTTGGCGCCGGTGTAGGTGTCACTGACCAGCTGACCTGCGGTGGCCACTGTCTCAGCAATATCAACGCCGGTTTTCTCTTTCACCCAGTCGTTGGCTTTATTGGCCGTGTCTTTGACTGAGCTCCACCATTGTTCTGCCAGCCCGGTTACTTTGCCCCAGGCCTCGCTCATACCGCCAAGAGCAGACTCCCAGCCCGCAGAAATGCTATCTGTTACAGCGTCCCATTTGCTGGTAATCGCTCCCGCTATACCATCCCACGCGCCGGAAAACACGCCGGCAATGCTTGCCCAGGTTTCTGACACTTTGCCGGTAACAGCGCTCCACTTATCTTCAATCGAGCTACTGGCCTGACCCCATAAGTGTGAGGCGAAATCTGTTGTCGTGTTCCAGGCACTAATAATGGAACCGCCGATGTCAGAATCACGCAGGTCGCCAACCCACTCGCCCATCTTGTCGCCGATAACATCGCCCGCTGACGCCCCAAGCCAGCCACCAACAGCTGCCCCCACAAGGCCGCCGATTGCAGTCCCAATGATGGGCACAACAGATCCCATGGCCGCGCCTGCAGCCGCGCCGGCAGTCACCCCGCCAATGCCTCCAACGCCGCGGCCTACCGCTGACCCTGTTGCTTTGTCCTTGTCCTTGCGCGTCATGTCGCTGGATTCGGAGGAGTACACGTCTTTAGCCGCTATTCCGGCGCTCAGAAGCGCGCCCAGTAGCGGTATCCGCTTGGTTAACTTGCCTATCCCGCTCAGAAGTTTTCCGCCGCCACGCCGAACAGCAGAGCCCACGCCGCCCCGAGCGGCTCTTCCAGCGTTGGCGCCTGTAGCTCCTCCTACTCCTGGCGCCCCGGCTACGGCTCCGGGCGCTCGCGTAGCTGGCCCTCGGGTCCGGGCGCCAGGCGCAATTTTCGCGGCCAATCCTTTTAAGCCCAATGCTCCGGCAATTTTTGAGAGCAGGCCCAAAGGCAATAGTGCCGCAAGAATCCCACCCAATGCGGTCAATATTGGCCTGAACAGCAAGCCTAGAAAACTGCCGCTTTTTCCTCCGCCTTGCGCTTGCTCGATGTCCTCCAGTTGTTCGAGAACTCTGGCTTCGTGCTTTTTCTCACGCTTGGCTGTCCCGCGCATATTTCGCCAGAAACGGCGATACCAGCGGTCTTGCCCAGAGTCACCCTTGCTGCCCAGAATCTTACCGAAGCCCCGGCTTAGAGGTTGCGCAACCTCTCGAAATGCCTTAACGGCAGGATCAGACTCTTCATTGACAGCCATCGACCCAATGGCTCCGGTGAGCCGGTCGCTCAGCCCGCCAATGGCGGTCCCTAACGAGCCTTCCGCGCTGCCTTCATCTTCGTTAGATTGCTCATCATCAGGCGTTTTGGCGCCCACGAAACGGCCTGAGCTATCTCTACCCGAGCTTTTCCCGGCCTCCGGCGTGGCGACAATCGGTGTGTCACCCGGGCCCTGCCGGGGCGCTGCCTCATGCTCAATGGTTACCTTCATTTCTGGCGATTCAGCCCGAACCGTGCCGGAATCCTGGCTGCCCGCCGCTGTCTCACCGGGGGATTGTTCTGGGCTGTTCCTACCGACACCCTTACCTGGTAGCGGTACCGCAACCGTCGGTGTGCTTTGCGAATCCTTATTCGCCATAACCGGGGTGGCAATAATCGGTTTTTCGGGTGCGTCGGGGCGCCCCGCTGGCGCTTCATCACGCTCAACCACAACCTTGATGTCAGACGGAGTTTCCTGAACTGAATTTGCGGCTTGGCTGCCGGGCGTTTTGGCGCCCACGAAACGGCCTGAATTGTCACTGCCTGAGGGGTCTTTTGAGGCTGTAGATTTGTCTATCGGAGGCGTGTAGGGCAGCGCGTCACTTGTCGCTTTCGCACTTTCCAGGCCAGCCTTTACAGGCGCGCCGACATCACCGTCTAGCTTGCGAGAAATAACCTTTAGCTCGTCAACAATATCGCCAAGGGCCGTTAGAAGATTATCTCGCTCAACCTTTTGTCCCAGCAAAAAGCCTTGTTCATCGTGTTGCATTGCCATATCAGGGCCTCATAAACGTATCAAGCTGGGTAAAGGTCATCTGCACTTCTTCGAGTGCATCCTCGCGGCGCGACAGGGAAACCTCGTAGCTGACCGGGCGGAATAACCCCTTGGTCCTGAACCCGCCGAGATCGCCCACAAAGGAATGAGTGACCGTGATCGTAATCGCGTAATCGGCAGGTACGCCAACGGTCCCATCTGCACTTGCGACGGCGTCTGAGTGGGCACTGAACCACTTGCGGATTGTTCCTTTTTTATCATCCATGGTGGTCATGCGGATCTCGTCAACTTCCGTGCCGGTAGCGCTATCAATTACCGTCGCACCCACTTTCAACTTATCACCAGTAAGAGTGACCGGGCCGTGCTCAATGTCAGTGCAAAACAGATTGAACTCATCTGAGAAGTCACCCATCAGCGGGCTTGATACACGCACCAGAAACAGGTTTTTCTTGGCGCGACCGGTGCGTATGGCTTCTTGCTGAATTGATTTGGCTTCTTTGGGTGATATGCCGCCGTAAAGCGGCGTAGCGGTATCCAGGTACAGCGATGAATCCCCTTTGGGCCTATTGCTTGAGGCGCCAGACACTCTTTTTGGGTCTATAACCTGAGCTGCCAGGCCCGCAAGCCCTTCCTGCTGAATAATTTCTGCGACCTGACTGGTGGTGTTGATGGCGTTGCGAACCTCCGGCGGCAGGCGGCTGGCAGCGTTTCCGGCAGCACTGCCCAGTTCGCGGGCCGCACGATTGCCTATAGCGCCAGAGATAACGCCATAAGCTTCCGCGCTTCCGCCAATTACCTGAATTCCTTTTTGTGCGGATCGAGTCGCGGCGCCAACCGCATCACGTCCTCCCAGGCTCGCCGAGATTGAATCAAACAAACCCATTGCCATCATCCTTCTTTGCTGCGACCACGGCTTTGGCGTAGAGCCTGGCCTGATCTTCGTCGAGCTGCATTAGGTCGGTCAGGTAGTCGACGGCCATCTCTTCGCTGACGTCCATATCCTTAAGCTGCTGAATGGCCTGTATCAACATTAGGCCAACGCTCATGCTGTCCGAACGGGTGCGTTGCTTTTCAGATTCCAGCGCGGATATAGAGCCAAAGAAATTAATTTGCCATGGGCGCTCTGCTGCGGGGATAACGACGCCGTATTTTTTTAGCGTGTGGACGTCAATCACGTGATTGAAGAACTCTGACAGTGCCACCCGGATTACCCGTGCGCGCTCAGCAACTTGTGCGCTGGTTCGGAAAAACCCACCCTCACCCAGGCCGCCGCCCATCTGATCCGCGAAGCCCACCATCGAAAGGTCAACGCCCAAGGCGCCCGACAACAGGCGTGCATGAAGCATGATGTCCTCAATACCGATACTGGAAGTGCGACCGGTTTGGCCGCCATTGGGCGCCTGAATGGTAGTGAGCTGCTTATCACCGAAGACCGGTATAACGTGGCGGATACGCTCCATGACAGGGCGCCCACCCTTGGCGGCACTCTCTGCCACGTCTTTTGAGCGCTTCAACATTCCGCCGATGGATTCCAAGAACTTCTTTTGCTGTGCCTTGCTCATATCATTGAGATTAACGGTCAGCATCTGCTCATCGATAGAATCCATCCATCGCTGCCCCACCAGACCCAACAGGCTGGACGCCAGATTGTTGTAGGGCTCTTCGGCGGAGTACAGGAGCGACCCACCGACCATGCCCGGCATCAACGGTAGGTTTTCGATGGAATCTTCTTCCAGTGCGAGTTTTAAGGACTTTTCAAGTACGCCGTGCTGGGGTATCCACTGCGTGCGCGGCATTCTCATGCGCACCATCTGGGTTTTGTCCAGGCGCTGAAAATTTCGGGGACCGGTGTATACGGCAAAACCAACCGTGCGCGATCCACGTTCAAACGGCTGCACCAGGGGCGGGCGCACCATTTCACCGATATAAAGATCAACGACGCCTTTTTTTTCTTCGCTGTACACGCGCGCGTAGGCATCACCGAAAGCGGCGCCTAAATACGCCACGTTGAAGGCGACGGAGTTGAACATATCTGATAGGTCATCACGAATCTCGCGCACCATAGCCGACATTTTCTTATCATCGGCGAAGCCTGGGCGCTCTTCGATGAAGACCAGGCTGCCATTGGTCTCATGGCCGCCAAGCGCGGCGGTTACCAGCAGCTGCACAGAGGTAGAAACGATGGGATTTGATTCCATCATTGACCACTGATCGTAGATGGTTTGACGGGTACGGGCCTTTCGGTTTCCAGACGACATCAGGCTGGCGACCGTGGTCATACCGGCGCCGTAGAGGGTTGTGTCTGATACGCTTATATCGCTCGCTGACGCCGCCTCCTTTGTATAAGCAGCCGTGTTGCTGCCGAACAAAGATGAGAAGATTCCGCGTCGCTGCTTTTGGGGTTTGGTAGCCATGGCGCCCACTGTACGGCAGCGCCATGGTTTTAAAGGGCGGGGATTTCCGGTTATTACCCGGTGACTAGCGCCTCCATATCCTGATCGTGCAAGCTGTATTCGCCATCATCCGCTGACAACAGAAATTGACTGTTTCCCACTGGCCAGCGCGACAACGCAAGAGTTCGGAACTCGTCTGCCATTATCAGGGTTTCAAGCGCCGTGTCACCGGCATAGGTGGCGCGCACCCGCGAGTCGTCCTGATCGCCCATGTCCCGATTTGCATCATTCAGTACCTGTTTCAGCGCCCACCAATAGGGGCCATAGTCGCGATACCGCAGCGGGTCTTTTTCAAGCCGACGCCGGATCACTCCTAACGCAAACCCTTGCAAGTCCGAAAACCCCTTGTCGGCCTTTAGATTAGCGGCCTTTTCAGCCGCCAAGTCCTGAATTCCCTCTTTTTCGAACAACCATTCGGTAAACATCACAGCTCCTTCAATTGCAGGGCATCAGCCGCTTTGGGGTGATCCTCAATCAGTTTCTTCCACGCCTGATACTGAACGCTCCAGGCCAATTCTGACTGCATCCATCGATAGCCCCGCTTTGGAGGGTGGTTGCTGTCACCATAGCGGGCGCCGTATTCTTTGATTCGGTCTTTCCAGTCGCGGGTATCACCACCGATATACACCACATCCAAGGGCTTTTTATCAACTGATTCGGGGCTCTCGGGGGAATCCGTTGCCGGCTCGTCTTGGTCAGTAGGCATAAGGGAGTACTCCTCACGACTGAAGCGCACTCTTGCCGCCGCTGGCATTAAGTCGATTTCATCACCGTCAAACGCGAACCAAGGCGCTGCCGCCCGAACCTTACCGGCAATAGCGGCGCGGAAAGCTGTATCCGATGTGTGCAGCAAAGCCTCTGCTTCAATGGTATCACCATCCACGCCGGCCGTTGCCAATTCGCGCCCAAGCAGCGAGCGCACATGGTAGGTCCAGCCGATAGCGTTAAAGTCTGCGCTGGCCACCTGCACGCCATTGGCCTTGCAATAGCGCATTAACAGCTCATCCAATGGATCTTGCGAGGCGCCCACTTCAACGCTGGATGACACGACAAACTTGCTATCTTCCCAGCGTGCAACAATCTTTGCCTGCCGATCAAACAACGTTTTCATCAAATCTGACTTTTCGGCCCAATCCGGGCGAATGGGCGTCGGGAAGTATGGCGACGGCAAGTGGTAAGCGCCAAATGAGTACGCCACCATGACCTCCGTTTCGCGGAACTGAGCAATGTCGGGCAATATTTCGCTAAAGTGCTGAGTGGCACGCCCTGCGCGCTCGGCTTCATCTTCCAGATTCGCAGCCATGCGAACAAACTCGTCGTACCGTGCGCTGCCAGGGTAAACAATCTCTTCGCCGGGCATAATCTGGTACAACATTTCAGAGCGGTCAAGCCCGTTGGGCATGTGACGCGCCTGGCGCTCGCTGGCGACCAGATGCCAGGTGTCGCCGCTCACCACAAAGCAGCCGGGCATCAACTGTACGCCGCCAAAGCTGAAGCCAGAGCCATCTGCAAAAGCGTCGGCCAGCGCCTCGGGCATGGCGCCATCTACCTTGGACTGCTGGCGATAGGAAGCCACCGCCTTACTCTTCAGGGACTGGGCCATATCAACTTCTGACTGCCACTCGTCGATTATTTCAGAATCCTCGGTTATCTCGATCATCATGCTGCCGTAGCCATGCCGGCCTCGACGCACTTGATCTGCCAGGTCACCCGGTCGGTTTTCACCCCGCTTAGCCGATGACAGGAAGTTCTTCACGATATCCTGTGGTGATAGCGGCTCTTTGCCGTCCTGCACGCTATGCTCTTTCGTTCTGTAGTCGTACACGGACTCACTCAGCGTAGCCGCTGCATCAATCCGGCTCTCAATGCCGCGCAGCTTGGCGCCTTGCTCTGACAGCAACATTTCGGCTTTTACACGGGCTGTTTCTGACACTTTGGGATTGCCCAGACGCTTGCGCAGCTTTTCAATTTGCCCCATAACCGTCATCAGCTGGCCAAAGTAGCCCGCCAACCAGTCTTCAGGCCGCTCATTCTGGCTTAAAAACTGATTTTGAGTCTCTATGGTGTCCAGGTTGATCTCCTGGCGCTCTCGGTTAGTGCGGGCACGTGAAGCCGTTTCGCGCTTGGCCATGGTGTCTTGTAAGCGATTAACCGCATCTGAATCGCCAATGGCATCAATCAGCGCGTCCATTTGTTCCCGTGACAAGCCACCGTTAATGTCAATGCTGCCGTCATTGTCGCCACTCATCAGCGAATCAATCCACGTGGCCTTGTTGTTGACCAGCGTTCGCTTGGCAGTATCAAAGGTGCCGTCAGCATCGTAGTGATATACCGTAACCCGCTCGGTCTTGTTGCCCTGCCTTACGCCGCGGCCGTTGCGCTGGGTCAGGCTGTCCGGGGTCCAGCCGATGGTCAGGTGGTGGATTGCCTGCGTGCCTTTTTGCAGGTTAATGCCGACTTCTGCCTTTTCGTTGGCAATGATCACGCGGTACTTGTTGTCCTCACCCGCCGCGTTGAAGCCGTCCTGAACGTCTAGAATCTCATCCGGCTTGTTGTTGCTCTTGCCGGTGACGATGGCAATCGCAGAAGCTGGAATGCCGGCACGGCTTGACAGAAGGCGCCTGATCTTCCCGTGCATCCCCAGCAGATCACAAAATATCAGCTGCTTGGCAAACGGTATGCGCTCACCTGCAGCGTCGATACCAATCGGATTAGAGGCTTCTGACTGCACGTTCTCAATCATAGCAGCCAGTTTTGGCGGCACGCTCACATCCAATGACAGCCCAGCCTTGGCGGCCATTTTTTCAAACTTGTCTTGCGTGTCGGGATCAATGCTGTCGATCAGGATACTGTCGCCTTCCAGCCACGCCTTTACCGGCATTTTATAGCTGTGGCCAATCACTTCCTTGTCGGCGTTGCGAATGGCCTTGCGGCTGACGGCTTCGTCTTCGGTTGCGTTCGGGCCTGGTCGGCTGCGGTCCTCGGTCACCTTGGCCGAGCCCCATTGCTCCATCAAAGTTTGCGCCTGACCTTCCTCGCTACCCTCAATGGAGTAGCGGCTTACCCGGCGGTCAAGATCCGGGTCGGCAATCAGCATGGTCATCTTGTTGATCAGGTTAAATGGGTGTCCAACCAGCTCCAGAGACTCGCCGGTGCGCTCAGAGACGCTGTTGAAGGCATCAATATCGCCCCGGTTGTCGCTCCTGTTGGCCAGGTCGTCTGCGGCAAAGCGGTACGCTTCTTTGTATTCTTGCAGCTTCGCCACGGTTTCATCAGGCAGCCCGACTTGCGCCGACACTTCCGGGGCATCCGGTACCACTAGCTGGCCACCCACGTCTTCGGCGGATTTGATGGTTGCCACCTGGCGTAAGGCGCCAGACAGCATGTCCGTATTATTCAGTCCCTTGAACACGTTGATCGATCGCACCTGACCGTCAAGGGATTCGTCATCTTCGTTCTCGATTCGGCAGGTCGCGTTCATAAACGCATCCGCGCCCGTTACGCCCACGCACAAATCGTTTACGCGGCTATGGCCTACCGCAAGTGACATCATGGAATAGATTTCAAGCGGGCTGTTGGTGATCGGTGTGGCTGACAGCAACATAACGCCATCGCCCCGCGCCGAATCACCCCGGATAAGCCAAGACTTCGCTTGTGCGTCAATGCCGCGCTTGCTGGCAGGGCTGACCGACAAATATTTGCCGCCCTTGAAGTCAACGGTTGATGAAGAATTCTTGAAAAAATGCGCTTCATCTACTACCAGCGAATCAATCCCCATGTCTTCCAGATAAGGCGCTGACCCGGACTTGTCGCCCAAAATGGCCAGCATTCCCTTGGCCTTACCCTTGGCGCGCTCGTCGTCTTTTTTAGACTCCTGTTCTGCAAACGAAGAATCCACGCTGCGCATGTAGGTTTCGTAGTTGTTGATGGTGTCATCGCGCAGGCGAATGCGCTCGAACGCCTCCATGGTCATAAAGATTTTGCTGTGACGATTTTCCATCACCCGCACCAAGTCTTCATCGTAGTTGCTAGAGCTGACCTTGGCGCCGCCCTTGTCGTCTACTCGCAGGCCCACAAACAGGCAATCTTCTGTGCTGGCGTACGCTTTTTCAGTCTCTTTACGCCAGTTCGAAAGCACAGAGTTGGGCACAACAAACAGCGCCTTCTTCTTAGCGCCAATGCTTTGCACATACTGCACCGCTGCCAGCGCTGTAAACGTTTTGCCCAGACCCGTGCCAAATCCGTTAATGCCCGAAAAGTCACGCCCCATCTGGCGCACATAGGCGTTCTGGTAGCCGTGCAATGACAGCTCGGGGTTCATTCCGGGGATGTCGAGCGGGCTTTCGTCCTCAACTTGACGGAAACGAAGCTTTTCTGGATCGTTTGAGCGTGCATCTAACCGGTCAGCAATGCCGCGGTTGGAGCTGGCCCAGCCGTTGAACTGCTCATTAGCCGTGTTGACCATCTTGCGCATTTCTGCAAGTGCGTCCGCGTCTTTCATATCAAGCTTTGAGCCGCCTAGGGTAATGATGCCGTTTTTCAGGTAGGCGCCCATGCGGCGGATAAGCTTTTCCTGGTCAGATAACTTACTGCCGGGGATGTCAAAGGTAATCTCTTGCTCACCGGTGCTCTCGTTAAAATTGACCACCGCGCCCGGATGAACGTAGCGGCGCAAAAACTCTGCTTTTTCTTCCAGAGTGACGTAGGGGCTGAACAGATTGAAGCTGATCTTACTGACGTCCACTTTGTCCAGGCGATCCTCTGCCACCAGCCGCTGGCGAGTCAGCTTTTGCTTGATATCGTCGTTCGGTGCCTGCTGAATCTCGCTGTCCAGATTTCTCAGGAATTCAGCGTAGTTACCGGTGTAGTAGTCGTCCGCACGGCACACACGGTCACCGGCAGCTGAAAGGCACCAGTCATCAGAGCCGTGAAAGTCAAACTCTGAGCCCAGAACGTCCCGGGCATCGTCCATGGACACAAAAACGCCCTGCTCTTTGTACACCAGCCCATCAAACCCGGCTTGATCGCCAATGTCGATCTGCATATCAGACTGCACGTCGCCACGCCAAACGCCGCTGTAGGTGCGCTTGCTGTAGTGGGCCAACAACTCACCAATGCCGCGCTTGGGCTCGCCGTCGAGCTTACCGCTGACTTTGCGGGCTGCTGCCGCCTGCATCTTCATCGCCGCAGTAAGGTCGGCGTAGGCCTCAAAGAAGTTGGTGCCGCTGCCACGGCCTTGCTCGCTTAACACTTGTGCCACGGCTAGGCCCACTAACGCGGGCGCCCAGGCGCTATCAGATGTACTCGAATCCAGCTTTTCGAACGCGGAGTGCGTAGCAGCCAGCCAAGCCGGAATATCAGAAAACCGGCTCTGACTGGACATGTAGCTCTGGACTTCGCGGGCCTGATCCAACGTCACGCCCGCCTCGAAAGCGCTGTAGGCATCCCGGCACTTGTGAAGCATGCGCGCCATGTCGGCGTTGTCACCGGCGCGTTCAATGACTCGCCATTCGCCGTTCTGCAGCTCCAGGGTCTGCCCGGCCTGGGTAATGGTGTCGCCTTCGCGGTATTGAATTGGTAGGGTTTCCGCTGTTTCCAGGGCATCCCAGTCAATGCGCGAGCCCGGGAACTTGCGCAGCATTTTAGCAATGTCGGGGATAGATGCCGGGTTCTTCACGCGGTCCACGTCGCGGAACTTCGCCGGGTCTTTTGGCTCGAACTCGCCCATCACAAAGCGCTTGCCCTCGCCGGTGAAGTATTTGCCCTCGATAAAGGGCTGCCAGATTACGTTCGCTTCGGATAATAGGCCGGGGTTTTGCTCTTGCAGTTCGCTGATCTTTTCAGCGGCGTCGCGGCTGTATTTACGCAGAAAAATCACGTCGGTAATGGTGTCAGCGTTCGCCGCTCCAAATACGCTGTTGGGCAAGCGGTAGGCGCCTAAAAATTCAGCCTTAACGCTCGCCCGCTGGCGTAGCTTTGCCTCGGAGCCGCCCTTACCTGATACACATCTCGGAGGCACCACGAAGGCGGCCAGGCCGCCCGGCTTGAGCTTGTCGAGGGAGCGCAAAATGAAGTACGCCTCAAGCGTATCGTTCTGGTACTTGGGGTCAGCAAGCTGGTTGCCGCCGCGGTCGGCTACGGTACCAAACGGTACGTTGCTCACCACGGCGTCGTAGATTTCGTCAGGGGTGCTTGCTGCCACCGCCTCAAATGGGCTGACGGTGGTGCTGTAGCTGTCGCTGTCGTTCACTAGGGCGTTGATTCCCCCGCTGGTCTCATCCAGCTCTACGGCGTCCACGGCGGAGTTCAGCGGCGCCGTAGCCCCGAACACACCTACGCCCGCGCAAGGGTCCAGAATTTTGCCACCGGTAAATCCCATTTCCTCAAGCGCGCTCCAGATCCCCTCTGCAATCGGTTTGGGCGTGTAATACTCGTAGGCGCTGCCCTTCTTACCGTCAGCGCCGATAAGGGAACCGCCGTTGCCGGTGTAGCCTGCAAGTACCTCTCGGTCAGCGTCTGAAAGATCGTCGCGGGACTTATCGCCCGCATTAACCGATTGCAGTAATTCCACCGCCGCATTGTTGGCTTTCTGGCGCTGGCCTTTGGTGCGTTTTTCATGGAATGCGTACAGCCCCGCCGTGTTGCGGCGCGGGCTTTGCAGTGGCTCGACTGGATCTTCAATGGCCTGCAGCTCGTTATCGGGTTCAGGCAGGGCAACCACCTTGGCTGCCTCCATTGATCCCAGTTGCTCACGCAATCCCAAAGCTTCTTTAACCAGCTTCAGGCGCTGCACGATATTGGCGGCTCCGGCTCCCAGTTCCAGTATTTCTTTGCGCACTTTGGCCAGGCTTCCGACAAGCCGAAGGCGTGCCAGCATGGATTTAGCGCCACTGCTCACGGCGTCATCAAATGTAGCGTTCATATCAAGTCCTTAAAGGTTAGCAGTGGCTTGCAAAACGGCTTTTTGGTAAACCATGGCGGCGCGTTCAATCATCGCTTCCATGTCGTTATCGCCGGTGTTGCGCTCAAAAATAGCGCCCAATTGGTCGGCAATGTCGGCTGACATCGGGTCGTCAAGGGTTTGATCGATGACCGATTGCAGGAATTCGGTGTCTGCGGTGCTTTCCTCGGCTGCGGGAGTGGCTTCCTCGGCCTCAGCTGCAGAGTTTGGCTGAGGTTGCTCGTCAACCTCGTTGCCAGGCTCCATTTCGAGGGGTGCGTTATTCTCAACTGCGGCTACCCCATAACCTTCTAGGGCCTTTTTTAACTCCGGCCCAATCGCCTCTATTTTTTCACTCTCAGAGCGCGAGCCTTCGCCCATGTTCAGTTCAAGCAATGGCATCAGAGCTTTGCCTAGAATCATATCCGCCTCGTCCCAGCCTTTAGCCGCAAGCCCGTGCTTGCTGGCAACGGCCTGCCTTGCCTTAACCACATCTGGCGACTTCCTGCCTGTTCGGCGCTTCGCCGCTGCCACCTCTTTTTTAACTTCCTTTTTTAAGTCAGAAAGAATCTCGTTATAGTTTTCAGCTATGTATTCTTTGTCACCTTTTACTGCAGCTTCTGGTACAGCATCGTTTTCCACCGGCTCCGGCTCATTCTGCGCGCCCTCGCTTGAGGCCAGGGGCAGCCATGCCGATAGCTCATTAAGCGTCATCTCGCGCACGCGACCCATACCGTCCCAGCCAGGCTTGTAGCTGCCCATATAGGCGGCTTCTGCGTCGGATTGCGCGTCAAAGCCCAGCATGACTTTGTGCTCATCAATCGCGCCATCACGGTCCATTTGATCGATGACGTAAGCCGTTTCTGAATCAAGGTCCGGCCCGATAAACACATCAACTTCGTCGCCATCCATGCCCTTTGTGCCTTTTATGTAGCCGTAGTCGTGCGGCATGGTGATTGACCAGGGCTTGCCGTCGCTTTCGCCTGAACGCTCTGAGCCTTTCGAGTTTTCGATGGTAATATCCAGGCCGAACGCCTTGAGATCACCCTTCTCATAATCGCCTGACTCTTTCTGCTCATCCGTGGGGTCTGTGTCGGTATCTTCGCGCGCCTGCTCTAAAGCCTGCTTATCGGTTTCCCCGAACATGTCCAGCGACTCAATGGCGTATTCACCTTCGCCGTACTGCTTATTCAACTCACGGTTCGCCGCGTCAATGATTTGCTCAAGGCTGCTTTGCTGGCTGTCGCCGAAAATATCAACGGTCTGGCCACGCTCTGCCTCGGTGCGCAAGAATTCAGCCATGGCACGGAAGGCCACGCCAAGCCGCTTGCTGCTGCGGTTGTTTTGATTGATGAACATGGCCATGGCCGCCGTAGCTGGCGAAATATCACCGAACAGACCGCGCTGACTAACCATTTCATCAACGCTGCTACCTTCTGATCGCGCAATACGAACCAAGTTGCTGGCATCCGTGATGGCCTGCACCGCCTGTTCATTCAGAGACACCTCAACGCTGTCTACCAATTGCGTTGTCAGTGCACCGGCGTTGTCCTGATCCGCCGCCTTAGCGCGAATAAACTCGGGTGCAGCGGTATTCAGGGCATGGATGACGTTGGCCACCTCGGGCTTGCTGACATCTGCGGCCATTTCAAGAAGGCGGTCGTCGTTATAGGCCTTTGAAAAGATCGCCGCTTGTACGCGGGCAATCAGGGATGCGGTCGGCGCGCCGTCGCTGGTCGTGTACTGTGCCGCCTCGGTATCACCCAATGACGCCATGAACCCCGCAAGGAAATCCCGATTACTGGATGCCAGCAGGTTGCCGTCTTCAGAGAGCCGCGAAATCAGCGAGTCGTCCAGGCGATCAGAGTCAGCCCGGGCCTTTTCGGTAGCGGTCATGCTCAGTTTGTCGTCTTGATTGGCTTCAATGGCGAATTCACGGCGGTCGATATCTGACGTGCGCACCCGCACCAGTACCGGCGCTTTCATCGCGCGAACCTTGTCCGCGTTCAGGCCAAAAAATTCAGCCTCGTCGGTCAGCCATTCGCGATACTCGTCGGCTTTGCCGGAGCGGTAGGCTTCCTGAATCGCCATGGTGCGGCCGTTGCCAGACTCCACCACGCCATCGGGGCCGACAATGGGCGCACCGGTATCCGCACGGCGCGTTTTGCCCAGGCTATCGGGGTCAAGGTCGTTGGCGATCTTGCGAACCCAGGCGATTGAGGCATCGCGCCC